TTCTAACCCCCACCCCACTGCGTCTAGGTGTCCAGTTTTATTTAATGGTATAATCAATTATCATGTGTGCTCCTACAATAGAAAAATATGGCGCCTCGCCAGCAAATATTCAATGGACAGTAGTCCGTGGAGACGATGCAACCTTAAAAGTAGAGTTTTTTGAAGATGACGAAACAACCGTTTACGATACAGACGGCTGGACATACTCATCTACAGCCTATGAACCTACAGGGGAAGTTCTTGATGAACTTACAGTAACAGAAGATGATGGATATGCAATTATCTCTATACCTGCAGATATCGCTGCTAACTGGGGCACTCAGTATAAAAGTGTAGTATCAGAATTACAATTTGACCTTCAGGTTACAATTCCTGGCGGTAGTGGAGAAGCAGACACAATCTGGACTCCAGTAGTTGGAACAATCTGTGTACTTGGAAATGTTACCCCTGGGGGAAGCCTATAATGCCAGTTGTAAAAATTTCTACTCCCAATTCAAATATTCCTCCAATTGTTAAAATTGGCAAAAAAGTCTTTAAAACTAAAATAAAGTAGTTAGGATAAGTCATGGCCAAAAGCATGGACTTTCCTCAAAAGAAAAAATATTTAGAAACAATCCAAGAAGTTAGAACAACTGAGTATGTTGCTGTTCCTGGAATCACTGGAGAAAAGGGTGAGGTTGGTCCAGCAGGTCCACAGGGAGAGCCTGGCCCAAAGGGCGATAAAGGCGATAAAGGTGATATTGGTAGGCAAGGTCCACAAGGTGAGCGTGGAGAGCCAGGAAGGGCGGGAGATGGATACGACAGCCCATCTGGTCAGTATCCTGGTTGGGCGTATTATGCAAATAAAAGTACGCAAACCTATAGACTGGGTCCAGAAAGGGGAGAGGACGGTTGGGTAAGTTTTTTCTTAGATATAGACGAATCAAAAACCATTCAAACTTATTTACCAAATAGATCAGTTTCTTTATTAAACCCAACAACAAATAATATAAATTTAAAAACCTTAAAAGTTGGTGCTAAGGTAGATATTAGGTATGACTTTTCTTTAGAAACATATGTTCCAAATACAGAGGTTTGGATAAGAACTCTTTTAAGAGATGAAGATATTTCTCCAACAGGATACGTTGGCTCACTTAAATACCAGTACTCATACGACATCTCATATTCTCAAACCATCTTTATCAATAACGACAAAATTAAAAACTATGGAGGAATCCCTCAAATTAGAACTGATAACGAAAGTTCTTTTATTTTAAAAGGCATCTATGTATCGGTATCTTAGTGGTATAATGTTGTAGGAGGAATAATGGCATTTCCAGGAACATATAATTTTAATTACTACCGTGGTGATAGGTATGAATTTGTAATCCGTCCGAAAACCGCAAACGGTGGGGCTTTTGATTTAACAGGTTATAGCGCAGATTTTTTTGTTGCTAATGCAAGAGGAGAAAATAAAACTCAATACGAAATGCAGGCTGTTGTTGATGGTTCTGCAGATACCGTAACTTGCACAATTCTGCCAGGATCAGGAGAAGATCTTGTTGCTGGAACATATGTATACGATGTTCAAATAGATTCTGGGGCTACATTAGTTTACACACTTCTAACTGGATCAATAACGGTAACAGATGATATTACTGGAGCAGATGACTCATAATGGTTGACGTATTACTTAATACCGACGATGTTGTAGTTATAGGACCCCCAGAGTCAATTGATTTATTGGTTGATATTGGACCACAAGGAGTTCGTGGTAGTAAATTTATTGTTGGTTCTGGAGAGCCTAATGCATTAACAGCAAGTGGTGTTTTATTTGGAAATACCTTAATTTTAAATGATATGTATATTAATACCGCCCCAGGAGAAAATTATGGATATATGTACCAATATATTTCTCAGGCTGGTGCAAATACCTGGGTTCAGGTTTTAAAGGTAAGTCCAGCAATTTACTCCTCTGTAGAAACAGTTACCTTTACATCTGGCGCAGGATCAATAACTATTCCAATATCAAACATAGTAACAGTTAGTGGTTCACCACTTACCGCTTCAAACTTCAATGTTCAGTTTAGAATTGAAGGAGCAAATCCAATTGCTTCAGCAATGGAGATACCTGCACTAGCAGGGGCTGGAACAAACCTAGTAATAAATTTTGACGCAGTTCAATATAGTGGCGGTAGTTGGTCAAATCTTACTGGAAGTAAGACAGTCCATTTATTTATCTCTATAGTTTAACAAAAATGGTATAATCTTTACAGAGGTGACCACATGGCTGTAGAAAATATAGGAAACTTAGTACCAACTAAAATTCCAGCATTGATTGACGATGCTAATATTCAAGATGCGCTAAGAGCGTATCATTATGGGTCATATGACTTTGATACCGCAGAAACAGATCCAGCAGAACTTTTAAACCCATCTATTGCTTATACTATTAATGATTTACAAGATCAAATAGATGATCAAGTTGCACTAGAGTTAGTAGCAAGAGATAGTTCAAGAGTAACTACAACTGCACCAACTTCTGCTGCGTTTACTGCGTTTTCTGCCACAATTCCAGATGGTTATATTTGGGTAGACAAAGATGCTGCTGCTCAAGTTGGATACTATTCTGCAACATCAATTTATACAACAACCCAACCATCAACAAATTTAGTAAATGGTGTTATTTGGATTAAAAAAGGTTCAAGTCCCCTTGAGATGTATGTTTATAATGGCGACACTAGCACTTTTAATCAGGTGGTCTAATGCCAACAACTTTTGATGAAGATGGAAAACCAGGGTATATCTACAACGTAGCAGATGATAAATGGTATGCTATTTCTGGTAAGACGGATACCTCTGGAACCTTTGAATGGGCAGGACTACAAAGTTATTTATCTGCTGTAACAATGCTTGAATCCCTGGTTGCAAAAAAGGGTATAAATAATTATCTTAATCCAGCAGCAAGAGACGCATCAATTACCTCTCCAACTGCAGGATCAATCTGTATAATAAGACAAGACGGTAGTGGAAATACAATACATCAACTTCAACTTTACAATGGTTCTTCATGGGTTGCTTTTATTCCACCACAAACAGGAAATTCTGGTAAATTTTTAAAAACTGATGGTACAATTACTTCATGGGACACAGTTCCAGAGGCTTTCGTAGCGACCTTTATGCTAATGGGAGGATAAAGAATGCCAACAACATATAAAGTACTGGGGCAAGTAAGCCCTTCAGCAACAACTGCAACTACTGCATATACAGTGCCAAGCGCAACTCAAGCAGTAGTATCATCAATTGTTGTAGCAAATTTAGGCGCATCATCTGGAACATACAGAATTGCAGTTCGCCCAGCAGGAGAAGGTTTAGCAAACAAACACTATTTAGTTTATGATGCAACAATTGCTGCAACAGATTCTTTAACACTAACACTAGGTATAACTTTAGGAGCAACAGATGTAGTAACTGTATATGCTTCATCAGCAAACTTTGCATTTAATCTATATGGAAGTGAGATTGCATAATGTCAATTAGAAGTGTTGAATCTGGAGATCAAAAAACATTTTCAGGAGCAAACACATCAGTTGCTGTTCCAACTCAACCTTCTACACCAACAGCAACAGCAAATGACTCTACAACTGCAACAGTCTCATTTGATTTAAATACAATTGGCGCAACTGTAAATAACTATACAGCAACATCAACTCCTAGCAGTATTACTGTAACATCTAGCACCAGTCCTATAGCATTTTCTGGAACACTTACTGGTGCAACAACATATACCTTTGTTGTAAAGGCAACTGGAAATGTTGGAGATAGTATAAACAGTGATGCCACCGCTCCAATATTTACACCAGCGCAATACGTACTTTTAAATACATATAATTCTAGTTCATACTTTACAGTTCCCAGCACTGTAACAAAAATTGCAGCAATTGTTATTGGTGGTGGTGCTGCAGGTGGCGTTGGTGGTTATGTTCAACCTGGTGGTAGCGGTATTTCAGGCGGAGGCGGAGGCGGTGGTGGCGGTGGTGGAACAGCAATATTTACGGAGTATTCAGTAACATCTGCTACTACATATACAATTACAGTAGCCGCAGCAGCAGGTGCTAGTAGCATAAGTATTGGCGGTACTGCTCTTGCCACAGCAAATGGTGGTAGTGCAGGAAATGCGGGCAGTTACGATGGAAATACTGGTAACGGCGGAGCCAGCGGAAATGGAACTGGAAATGTTACAAACATTGTTGGATATTCTCCTGGTACTGCTGGTAATGGAAGTTTTAACGCCGTTGGTGGTACTGGCGGAGCAGTAAGTCCAGGATCCATAACTTTTACTGGCGCTGACGCTGGAATTCCTACTTACACTCATAATGCAAATGCTGGTGGCGGTGGTGGTAGTCCAGGTGGCGGCGTTTCCAGAGCAGGTGGTAGTGCTACTCCAAATGCAGGTTCTGGTGGTACTGGAGTCTGGAGTAATGGTAGTGGTAACGCTGGTGGTACTGGTGGAACTGGAACAATTGGCGGAGGAGGCGGTGGAGGAGGCGGTTCTAGAGGAGACTCGGAGGCTGGCGGTTCTGGACAAGGTCCTGCTGGTTCAGGTGGTGCAGGAAGAATTATTATTTATGGAAAACCATAGTTAAATATATTAAAACTAGTCAAGAAAGGAATATAGATAAAAATGCACTCAGTCGCAATAATAGATGACGGTATCGTTGAAAACTGTGTAGTTGTAGAATCACTAGAAGATTTAAACTCACTGTTTCCTGGTAAAACTCATGTTGAATATTTTCTTGTAGCACCAGGATGGACTTATGTTGATGGAAAATTTACTAATCCAAACGCTTAGTCTATATGTAAATAATAAAATATAAAATAATTTTTATATATTAAAATTTGGGGGTAGTTTAAAATTATTAATATAGATGAAAAAATTTCTATTGGTTGGTGTGATAATGGATTAACTGAAGGATCTTTTACAGAAGGTCTTTTAACTGTTTCATTAACTGCTCATCAAGAAAAATTTTATATAAACTCTTGTGTCCGCGTTCAAGGAAATCAAATAGCAAGACAAAGACAAACCCTTGTAGACTATTGGTATGAAAAAATAGATTCTGATTGGTTGTTTTGGGTTGATTCAGATATTAATATAAATTTAGAAATATTTAAAAAAATATGCAGTATTGCAAATAAAAAAACTCATCCAATTGTTAGTGGCGTTTATTTTATTTCAAAAGAAAGTGATGGATCTTTACCAGTTGTAATGCCATGTATTTTTGATGATATAGATACATATTTGATTAAGTATCATCACCCATTACCTCATGATCAAGTAATAAAAGTTGATTCTGCTGGCATGGGCCTTGTAATAATGCATCGTAGTGTAATAAAAAAATTAAAAGAAAAATATGGCAAAAAAAGTTTTTTATTTGCTGAAAATAATTTATCAGAAGATGAATTTATAGGAGAAGATATATCATTTTTTAGAAAATGTAAAGAACTAAAGATACCAGTTTATTGTCATACGGGTGCAATTGCCAAACATATAAAAAGAGTTCCTTGGGATCAAGACTATTATAGTTTGTATTGGAAAAATAAACTTTTAGAAGAAGAAAATAATAAATAAAAATACCCCACCAGATTAATGATGGGGTATGTTTTTAAATAATTACCTCTTACATGGGTACTTGTTGTACCATTCTTGATACCGCTTTCCATTTACGGAACTCCAAGCAGACCAGTCTTTTCCACCCTTAGTCATATGAAGAGCAATTTGTGCATTTACAACTGGGTTTAATAACTCAGCGTTTGAATCCAACTCAAACTTTTCTCTACGATCTGACCCTAGTTCCCCAAGCATATTTATTTGAAATACACCATAAGAACTGTCTCCAGTCTTTACGTTACCGTTGAAAGCAAGAGGACGACCATTAGATTCTGCCTTTGCAATAGCACAAGCAGATCTCAAAGTCTTTCCTTCAAACCCTACAAACTTTAACATATCCACCAGTTGCTCATCAGTCAAATTATGAGCATTTTCATACTTTTCTAATTTTTTGTCTTTAGAAACCAAAAAAGCCACCTTTTGGGTGGCAGACTTGACAGACTCTTTAATTAGTAAGTTATTTTCATTTGTTGCATTTGCGGTAGCCGAAAAAACGGTACTGCAAATAACCAACGTTAATACCCCTAGCCAAACATTTGCTTCTCTCATTGTAAAATACCTCCTAGAGAACAAATGCTACCAAGTAGGTAGCATATATTAATTATACCACTATTTGGACTTTATAGTCAAATACCCGCATAAAAATAAAAAATATTTATAATATTACTATTAGTTAGTGGTATAATGATAAGATTATGGCAACATTTAGAGATCAAGCAACTGGTGCATATTCAATAGGTTCTGCTCCACCAACAGTTACCTGGACAGTTGTAAAAGGCGATACCGCTGCATTTAGAGTATACGTAACAGATGACAATAAAGTTCCACTAGACATTGCTGAATGGGACATTGAAATGGAAGTTAAAAGGCCAACAGTGGCGGGTAATTTTAATGATGCAAATCCAACAAGTGTGTTAACCCTGTATCCAGTAGCCACAGCAGAAGATGATGATGGAGAGTTTACAGTATCTTTAACATCAGGGCAATCAAGAAGTTTAAACACAGGTGATATTTTTGATATTGAATTAAGTGATGCAACTAGGGTTTGGACAGTTGCTCGTGGCACACTAACAATCATTGAGGACATTACTAACGGTCAAGAGTCCTAATGGCTTATATTGCAATTACCGACAAAAGTTTAACATCTTCAAAAATTCAATCTAAGAACTATCCAAGAACAAGTCTAAAAAACATAGACAATTTAGCAACAATTATAGACATAAAAAACTCTGTTGAGAATCTAGTTCAAAAAGACTATGCAAAACTAGAAATAAGGCCAGATAACAGAGAAGCAGTTATTTTAGAATTACTCCCTTTTAGAGTAAGGTTTCAAAACATTGGTCTAAATATTGCAAACGCAGGTATTCCTGGCATTGGGCTTCAAATCATTGGTGTGAACAACTATATACTTTAACATAATGATATAATAGCCTCATGGCAAAGATATCAACAGCAAACGTTAAGGCCCTGTTTGAAACTGGAGATAGACCAACCCAGGCGAACTATGTAGATTTAATTGATAGTACCTCTGCTAGGTCTACCGATCTTGGTTCAGACGGCAATAACGAGTTAACCATTAATGGAATTGAAAGTTCCACAGTGTTTGATAACTTTACCGCAAGCGAGTTTAGATCAATGAAATATATGATCTCACTCAAGCATGTAGCAGGCGGTGCAAATAAGTACGCTGTTACAGAATTAACAATATTGAATGACGGATCAGATGTATCTGTTAGTCAATACGGAACAATTGAAAATGATGGGAATATTGGCACCATCTCTGTTTCAAAGGCTGGAGATACAGTTTCTTTAACTGTAGTTCCTGTGGGGGGAAGTACACCTATAACTCTACGCTATTTGCGTATGGGATTAAAGGCCTAACCAAGGAGATAAAAGATGGCAACAGTAACAAAAGACTTTAGAGTAAAAGCGGGACTGATAGTTGAAGGATCAACTGCGACCGTTAACTCACACGATATATTAACAGAAGCATTAGTAGACGCCAAAGGTGATTTGCTAGTTGCTTCAGGTGCAGATGCTGTAACCCGCCTCGCCGTGGGTACAAACGGGTATATTCTCACTGCAAATTCCTCAGCCACAAACGGAGTTGAATGGGCAGCACCACAGGCAGTTGGCGTGTTTGGTTCAAGCATTGAGTTTGAAGGAGCAACAGCAGACGCACATGAAACAACACTTC